GGTGGGGATTGTAGGTGGGGATCGGGGGATGAGAAAGGGTGACGGCTGCAAGGATGTAGAGCATTAGTTCATCACCGGGTCTGGTAGGTTCATCATGCGCTGGATGGCTTCAGATGCTCGCTGCTGCTCTGCTTCGGCAGCGTGTATGGTAGCCATGGGTATCCCATCGAAACCGCGCAGTCGCTTCTTGCCGACCTGCCGCTGCTTTGGCACGATCTTAATCTCTCGCTCCGCAAAGACATAGCTGATGGTGTTCATCAGGTCAGGTGTTCTCACCGAGAACCGGATGGCGTTCTGCCGGCACCAGAACTGGTAGACCTCGCTCATCGTCAACGATGGAACAAACCCGTGCTGCTGTAGGTAGAATGGGCCATCCCTACCCTTGCGCGCTGCCTCGGCTATCCAATCCTCAGCGAGCGAATTGAATCCATCCTCGATGATGGCCAGGGCGAACGTCTCATGGCTCGGCCGGCCGCTCTCAATGAGGGCAGTGCGCCAAGCAGTCTCCAGTGGAAAGCCCACATCATGAGTTATCTGTCGCTCCAGCAGGTGGTGGTAGAAGCAAGCTGCAGTCGGCCAGTTGGTATCGTTCTCCAGTATAAGCGCGTTTAGGAGCTCTCTGTCGTGTCCTAGCACCTTATCCGCCCTAAGTATCGTATAGCGCCTGTCTGAGGCTTCTAGGCGTATCGGAGCGGTGTGGTTGGAGGTGATTACCATGTTGAAGTGTACTGGGAATTGCATGGCCGCTATACCCATGCGTCGAATTGAAATGAAGTCGTCAGCTATCCAGTTCTTCATGGTGTTGAGAACCTTAGCGTCTCTGAGCGTGGAGTCGGAGACTTCGTTGGCCACCATGAACAGGCAGTCAGCCAATCGAACCGGGTCAAACGAGTCCTCCAGGTTCTTGTAGTTCACGCCCAGGTGGTAGTCGCCATAGAGGACTCGCATCAGTCGGTCAAAGAACAGTCCCTTGCCCGTTCCCTGGGCGCCGAACACCACGAGAGCCGTGCGGTTTCTTTGCATACGTCCCCGGTGGAGTGACTGGAGTGGTCGGGCCAGCCAGTCCAGAACGTAGTCATAGATCCGCTGGTTGTCTCCGCAGAGCTGCCTGAGCAGGGTCTCGATGACATCGAATGGCCCAAGCACCGGTCGGATGGGGAGCCCGCGCCAGGTGTTGAGGTACGTGTTGCCGTCCTTCAGCACTGTCCGGTCGATAGTTGACGGGTCGAAGCACAGGTCGCGTGCCGGCGGGAGGTTTGAGGCCATCGACTTGGCCGTATCAGGCACGTAGCCTGCCTGCCTGAGCCTAGCCTCCATTGACGCTTTGCTGTTGGCAATGTGCCACCGGTCCCCCAGGAAGTAGACGTACTTCCCGTTGTCGAGGATGTAGAACATGCGGTGCTTGGCTTTGGCCGCGTGGAGGTACTGCAGGACTGACTTCATGCCCCCCTGGACCATGACATCGGTGAGGTCCATGTCTTCAGACAGGGGCACCCTGCTGGACATCGGGAAGGCCATCGCTGCCCGCTCGTAGTACTGGTCGCCCGCCTCATCCGCATCAAAGACGGTGACCACGTTCTGCGCCTCGCCGGTGTCTCCGACCAGCCTGGCTGTGTCTCTCCACCACTTGGCTGTCTTCGCGGCGCTCCCCGGTGCTCCGATGACAGCGCCGGAAATCTTGCCCAGTTCACGCAGGGCAACCATCAGCAGCGTATCTATCTCACCCTCGCAGATCCACAGGATAGAGCCCTTGGCCTTGTCGGCAACTTCAGCCGGGTTGTCACCGAACCACACGCTGGTCGATTTCTTGATACCCATGGCCGCGTTGGGCAGGCGCTTTGACTTGGGGCCATGGGTGTCGGTGGTCAGGCGCCTAACTCCGCTGATTGCCTCACCCTCGCTATTGTATAGTGGCACCAAGAGATGATGGCTCCGGCCAAAGTAGGGTCGGGGGAGAGCCTGGGTCCAGCCGACCATACCCTTGACCAGTGCGCCGACCCGGCTGTCGCCCCATCTTGAGTCCAGGTAGACACTCAGGGCGTGAGACTTCAGCGCCTCTTCCTGCGCCCGAACCCATGCGGTTGCGAAGTCGAGCGGCTCCACCTTGGCTTTGGCTGTGACTTCTTTCTTGGGGGCACTGGATGGGGTCAGCCCCTGCTCGACTGCAAGTTGGATAGCCAAGCCCTTGGCCGACCAGTTCTCACCGCAGTTGTGGCAGATAAATGTACCCGGATCGTCTTCGGATGGTGGATGGCAGGAAGCCGAACCGTAGGATGCAGATTGATTCTTGTGCGGCTGCACCGGGCACGGCAGGTTTGTGACCAAACTGTCGCCCACTATTCGCGATATAGCTTGGTAGTTTGCCGCACGCAGTACGTCGATTACAGTGTACAAGTCACGCCCCCTTGATGAATATGTTGGCACAATGATAATGGGGTTGTGCTTTTACTTTCGTCAAGAACTTTCGGTTGTTTTTTTCCGTCTCCGCCCCGGTGCGCCGTTCAGGCGGGCGGCTGCAGCTTTTCTCAGGGCATCCCTTGGGGCTTGCAGTTTCTTCCCTGTCTTCTTGGCATATTGCTTTGCTTCTCTGTAGCCCTCTTTGCTGTACGCAAAGTGCTTTCCGCCAACTTTAGGCATCGTCTTGTCCCCAGTCTATTTCAGCGGTGGCCTCTGCTGTGTCTTCAAGCAGAACCTTGATCGCCTCAGGTTTCAGTTGTCGCAAGAGCCAAACGGCCCCGCGCTTTATGGCCGCTTCAGCAAGCAGTCGATACTCTTCTGGTACATCTTTAGGCACGGCACCCATCCCAAATCCAATAACGGCCTTCAGTAATTCTGCTGCGCCTTCTTCGATCTCTAGCGGGGTGGGCATTGGCAACACCCCTTGATGTCCAGGTCTTTCGGGCCTTCCTGGGTGTAGACCACTTTGCCGTCCACAGTGCAGGTCACCTTGTGTGGAGCTTTGACCTTGAACTTGCAGTGTGCAGCGTCTTTCGCTTTGATACTGAGCGTACCACAACCCACCAGAGCTAGGACTACAACGCCGACGATGATGGAGGCTGAAGTAAAACGCCCCTTTTTATCGCGCCGAGGGCCGCCAATTGGCAGCGCCGTGATGGCTCGAAGGAAGACGACTAGAGCGCCGATGACAGTGGTCTTCAGGTCCATCCAGTTGCTCGACTGGAGGTACTCAAGCACTCCCAGTACGGCCACGATGACCCCCATCCAGACTGTCTTTGACTTGTACCACTTCTTCATTGCTGACTCCCGTTGCTTTGAACCTTGGCCTCGATTCGAGCGACACAGATTTCAGTCTGTGATACGCGCTGACCAAGCTCTTTCACGTCTGACTTGATTTCTTTTACGTCGCGGCTGAGTTCACGCGAGGTGTTACTATCCTTGCCGTAGCGAAAAGCCAACGATAAACCGGCCACTAAAAAGCCGCCCAGCAGGCTGGCCCATGGCAATGCTTCATGCATCTTCTAATTTCTCCTTGGCGTACTCTACAATATAGCCCCCATCGGCGTGAGCAAAATATGTGTGCGCCCAGATTCCCGGCTGCTTTGGGTCGCGCAAGTCGCGCGGCAGTCTACCCATTCTCATGGTGTTATTGGCCTTTAGGCCCAGCCACCTCTGCGGGATGGTTTCTACAACGTCACATAGATAAGCGATAAGGTCAGTCGCGGAATCCAGCGCCTCTTTCGTTGGCACAACATAACGTTTCTTATGTGCCCACTTTGCGGAGATGATTCGCTTCTTTTCTTCTCCCCGAGCCAGGTGACCGTAATAAATATTCTCCACCTCAAGGCCGAGCGTATGCTTATTCCACCGCCCCGCATGACCCAGCCTATCGTGGGTATCTGCGTGCTGTGTGATTGTGCCCTCAGACGAGACGATAAAGTGGACGCCGAGATGCCGTCTTGAAAGTATGTTGACTATCCTGGAGACCCCGCGAGCCACCGGCTCATGAACTACTATGCCAACAGGGGTTATCTTCCGCCTTGCCTTGAACCGGTGAACCACGGGGCTCAGGTAGTTTATGACAGGGATGCCCGGTGCCTGAGCCAGCGTGCCATCGGTAATGATGTAGCCCTTCTGGAATTGCTGCACAAAGGCATTGACTGAGTTACGCCAGAACAGGCCATCTATAGCCCCATCGTAGTGCTTTAGCTCTGCTTGCAGTCTCTTGAGCCCATCCCGGTCATCCCAGCTAAACACATTGGTTAGCATGGTGAATGGGATGTTGGCCGCAGTGCAATGCTTGAGTGCCAGTTGGCCGGCCCGGGTCTCAGGCTTCATTTGATGATTTCTTCAGCGACACATCGCGGCGAGAGACCAAGGCTCTCCTTGATCTTCTTTTTCTGGCCGTTTGTCGGACTGCCCTTCCACCGTTTCTTCTTGGCGTAGTATTCCGCAATCCCCGCAATCTCTGCGCGTTTCTTTTCCTTCTCGATACCCGCTTCGATTTCAGCCAACTCGTCTGTGCAATCAATGCCAGCCGCCGCCATTGCGGTAAAGACCAATTTGCGTTCGGTAAGTTTATAAAGCCTGCCCTTGCTCATGTCACATTCTCCACTTGGCTGGCGTCATATCTGACGATTTCAACATTGATATAAAGCGGCCCGCCGCCGGTTATCCCGTCATGGTTTCCGCTATTTGTCGCACTGTAGAGTCGTATGGCTTTTTCTGTCCCCATAAGTGCGGTCGCGTCGTATTCTGGCCCCGCTTCACCCATCTCGTCATTGAGTCCAAGCCCACCTACGACATCGGAATGATGGCCGGCGTCATCGTAGTTGCCCGCTGATGTCACAGCTTGTTGAGAGTAAAGCCCTGCGTGCTCTGCCGCCCAGCCCACTTCGGCGTAGAGATTTGGACCCCCGGTGAAACTTGCAATGGTTCTAAACCAGATCCAACGTATGCCCTCGTTAGCTGCAAGTGTGAATATGGCGAAGTCAGCGGAGGTGACTCCGCCCTTGGCTGCGATTTGAGCCTGGGTTAGCTGAAAGGTTCGGGTGTAGATGGTGCGCCCGTCTGCCGTGCCGCCGCCGCCGATAGAGTCTACCTGGCTTTTTTTCAGGCTAAGTCTTGTGCCGTATCTTGTTATTCCCATTAGCTTATCACCACTGTGGTGGTATCTGCCGATGCCACGTATGCGCCGGTCGATACGTCTTCGAGTGTTCTATACGCCTTCACTTTGAGTTCTGTGAGATGTGCGCCAGAGCCAGCGCATGTAACCTTTATGGACGGGTTAGTGGAATCGATTGTGACTTCAAGAACGCCCCCTGTATTAAAGTCCGAGTCGGCATGACCGCCCAGGCCCACATTTGTAAACGGGCTTCCGTCAACGTGGATCGCGTGGCTATCTTCATCGACCGTTTCGATAGATATGCTCATGTCTGCATCGTTATTCGACCTCATTCTGAGTTGCCACGTATGAGCGCCAAAGGGAGGCGTAAATATTGCGCTCTGGAAATCGCTCACCCCCGTCGAAAGCACGAAGGCTTCCCCAGATTTTTTGTCCAAAGACACCGCGTACATCGATCTTGAATTTGCCATCTTAGTCTCCTATCGCTCCATATATACAGTGTTAATTATGGCTCTTCTACCTCAATCCTTCCACCAAAGTATACTTCCTCTGTTTGGAATTTGGGATCTATCTCTCGCAAAATATCCTCAAACCCGGCCTTGCCTACCCATTCCCTCAAGTACGCAAGGAACCCGCCAACGGCTAGACGTGCAGAGGTGAGGTAGAGCCCCGGCTCCGCGTCCGTCGCATCGTCAGACTTGACTATCCAGCCGGCATCCGCAAGTGGTTTGAGTTTATCAAACGCATCGATGTAGTACATCATCTCAGGGCCAGGCTCTCTGGTCTGACCAGCGGTGATCGTATTGCTGAGACCCTCCATGTCAGCGTAGTATCCCTTGAGGGCCTCTGCGATGTGCTGCTGTGACCGGAGCCTTCGAGAGGCAGCGACCTCACCCCATGTATGCGGACTGCCCTCGAACATAGGCTCGTGACTCTTTTCATCCATTATGCTGTAGGCCGGGAGCCTCGGGAGGCCAAATTGCTTCGCCGTTTCATCATCCGCATCCTCTTTGGCGACGTGCATCTTATTGAAGTTATGCCGCACGTCTACAAGTGCGCTCCGCTGCATCCCTTGCGGCTCCAGCGTCATACCAGCCGTCTTTGCCCACTTCGCCATCCCCGGAATGTTCTCGCCCCAGATATCCATCACCCTTGTGATTGTCGGCGGCACAGCCTGCTCTTTCCCAATGTGCAAGAGCACCCTGCCCAGTGTAATCTCATCCCCATCAAAATATCTTTTCGAGAGCTCCCTTCTCGTCCGGGGGCTCTTCTCAGTTAACCACTGCAACGCTCGGCTTATTTGACCTGGCATCCAGTTGTCCTGCGGGTCGAACGTAAACCCTGTTGCAGCCTCCAGCAACAGACTGGCCAGACCCACGTCATCTTCATCACCTCTCTGCCCAAGGAACGACTTGAGGGTAAACGGCTGAAGCCAGCCGACATTGACCCCAGTCCACCAGACATCCTCGGGGGCACCGGAGGCGCCAAACTTGGCCTTGATGGTCCATGGCGTTGCCATATACCGCAGGCGCCAAGACATAGGCGAATTGCTCCTGATTGCCCGCCACTCATCTTCAGAGACGCCGGCCTGGGAAACAGACAGTGCCGTCAGATAGTCCCAGGTGTTCATCATGGCGGCTATCGTCACAGCCTGGACCGGGTTGTCTAAATTCCGCTTCAAGCCCCTAGCGGCCTGTACACCATAGCGCATAAATGGAGTGACAACGCCGACCGGAGATAGGAAGTGGGCTGTGGACAGCCTGCTCGGGTAAGGAGATGAGAGGAAGTTTACTGCCATTGGGGCATGAGCATAGTTCTGGCTTATCTCTCGCCCGTCCAGCGAGGCCTGGAACATGTCGGTCCTGGTCTTGCCGCCCCTGTGGTGATCCGGCATGTACGACTTGAAGAACTTCGCGGCCCGGTAGAGCTGATCGTTAAAGCCATATATGGCATTAGGTAAGTCAGACATGACAGCATGCAGCGCCAACGCCCCTTTGTTTCGTTTGCTGATCCTGCTCATCAAGTGGTAGGGGAAGGTGTGCATGTTGGTAAAGATGCGCCGAGTGTCACTAAAGTTCTTCCCGTAGATGATGTCGTAGAAGGAGACCCGCGCGTTGACCATCAGGTCGGTGCGAGAGAAGTCGCCGCTCAGGGTTTGGCTCTCAAGCAATAGCTTACCCATTGGGCTGTGGGGGTTTGCCATCGCCTGACGGGCAAGTCCAAGGTAGTGCTGGCCCTCTTTGGTCATTGGATTTACGCCATACATCGGCCCGTGATACAGCCATTGGGTCACATAGTTACGGAAGGCAACTGGCAAGTTATAGACAGTGCGTAGGCGCTTCCACCACACCACCGTCTTGGGTAGAAGCTTTCTGGCGTACTCGTTGAACTTATGCTCCCAGACCCAGATGCGCTGTATATCTCCCCGAACATACTTCCCGGCCAGCCCGCCGAACACATTGATAGTAGTGCCGGGGTATTTCATGTCTGGCATGATCTCATAGCCGGCAGCCCTGGCCGATTTGGCATCGGGAAAGAAGCTGGCCTCTCGCCATACGCCTGGGAACTGTTTCATTATCTGGCGGAACGCCTTGTGTCTGTTGACGAGGTTTTCAAGCGAGGCCAGGTCCGCCACCATCATGCGGTCAAACGACACCGGGTCTGTTATAAGGCCGCGCTCTATTTTTGAAATCTCCTTGGGGATACCCATCCGCTTGTCCCAGTTCGGCATCATCTGACCTGCGGCCTTAGCATGCGCTGCTATATCTTGCGCTGCACCATTGCGCTCAGACCTTAGCAGAGCAAAGTATTCCTTCGTGTCAATCCGGCCCTCCTTCAGGTCGCGAGTGAGTTCTAAAATGCGGTTTCTCAACTGCACCGTCCGGTCATAGGACTGGGGCATCGCATAGTTGGTTAGATTCGCCGGGTTGTCCGCCAAACCTTCGGCCACTACGCCGTCATGGACCATCTGGAACCGGTCTGCAAGTGGACGCGCTGACACATCGCGGTTGAGGAAGTCAACAACCTGCTCAACGTGTCGCAGCAGAAGGGGTGAAAACTCTGACGCGACGGTGCGGAAGTTTGAGTCAACCTCATAGCGTTTGTGGAGGGGGTTATACCGGTAGCCTGAAACAGCATCATGCACCACCGGAACGACTGGTCCGGTGTACTCAGATGATGTGCGAACCCCTATCTTCCCTGGGCTCAGGCTATCGCTGTATGTCTTTATGCGAGACGGGTCCAGGGCAGGCATGACCTCAATATCTGGCTTCGGCACATCAATCTTAATCGGCTTGCCTTTTGCGTCATAGGTAACTTTCTCGCGGCCGGTGACGTGAGGATATGTCTCCCGAACCGTAGTCTCCTGCTTGGGGGTCAGCCTGAACTTCTTTTTGCGCTCTCCCTCATAGTGCTCCCGCCGGCTCCCCTTGCGGTAGAGCTGCTCACCGAGCGCCTGAAGGGCTTGATTGATTTCACCAACGCTGGGCAAATCGGTATAGAACAACTCTCTGTAGAACTCTGGCGCCCGGATTCGGCGCAGGTTCTTATCCGAGCCCATAGGCCCATTCTTGGCCTCCCAGGCTGTCACGTAGGGCTGCCAGAATGCGGGCAGCGGTATGCGCTCTCCGTCGCGTTGCGCGATGAGTCCGGGCAGGTCACTTTCAACACGAGCCTTCAGCTCCTTTGGCCCACTGGAAAGATTCCTGTGGTTAGACGCTCTGTATTTCGCGAGCTCCCCGGCATTCAGGCGGGAGAGTTGCTCAAGCCCCGACCTCCAGCCATCGAAGACCACCACGTTCCACGAGTATGACTGGGCTTCCATTGTCATGGCGTCAAAGACTGTCGGCTTGAGTGCGTCCGGGAGGGCTCGCACTGCGTCCCAGGATGCTGCTGTCCCCTTGTTTGTGGTCCTGTTGGATTCAAACAGTATGTTTGAGAGAGCCTCTGGGATGACTTGGTCTCGGTAGAGAAACATTGCCTTTGACCAGGCATGGAGGGCGCCGGGGATAGTAATCGCCTTGCCGGTGCCGGGGATTTTCACCCTGTAAGCAGACGGAGCGCCGGTTGTGAACTTTCGCATGACGAGGGATGCGAACTCAATCGGCGCCATCAGCGGTAAACCTTGCGGTCCTAGGGCCAGCGAGCCAAGCAAATGCGGCAAGAAATCGCTATAGAACTTGGCGGCGATCCGGCGACCCTTCCCGTAGAGCGGGCTGGGTATTAGTTCCATGTCGCCCTTCTCACCGAACAGGCGTTGCTGAAGGAGCTCTATACCCTCGGTGTGTCGCTTTATGCCATCGTTGACGTGTTTTTGCCGAGCAGACCACTCCTTCTTGAAGTTCTCAGCATTCTTCCACCCTTCCACTCCCCTCCCGAACCAATTGACAAACATGTTCGAGTCTTTGCTCATTCGCATAACGGTCCATTGGATGCCGCTTTTGGGGTCAGTCCACATGAGCCTCAAGGGCTCATTGCCTTTCGGGAAGACGGGCTTCATTTGATCGAGGTACATCCGAACGCCGTGGCGTTGGTTGAACACGTATGGCCTGTTTGCCGTGTCTACCTTGACATCGGGGACGCCGCTGGAAAAGTTTGCCAGCTCGGAGACCAGAACATGTCGAGCCTCTAGCAGCGCAGAAAGCGTCCGGTGGACAGCTTTGGTGCTGCCTTGCTGAAAGACAACTTCTGCGATGGCATCTGGCTCGCCCATCCGCCTAAGGTCTCCCACTCTCAGGGAGGGCAAATCGGCCACCTCCAGGGGAGCTCGGCCGCCAGGTCTAAAGAACTGTCCACGGGGCACATACGGAGTTGGCTGGTAGCCTTCCGGGACTGTGCCGTTTGCAATGGCCTCGGCCAGCAGCTCACCGGACACTAGGACCTTGTTGACAGCGCCCACGTAACTTTTGACTGCCCCCTTCAGCTTCTTGCCCATGCCATATCCAACAAAGAGTGTTGGCAGGATACCCACTTCCTCGGCAACCTTTTGCATGGTTTCCGGCTGCCCTATAAGCCCCCGGACGGCCCCGTAGGCCACAAGCGGGCCTGTCGCCACCAAGACATTGGCAGTATCAGCCAGCGACTGGGCAACCTCGTTCGGGCCGTAGGCTGGGTCAGTCATCATCAACATATGGCGACCGACTTCCAGCGGGATTATGACCCTGTGGGCTGCAAGGTAGAGCAGTTGCTCTGGGATGGTTTCGTAGGAACGTTCCATCCAGTCGTCGCTGGGCTTATCCCCTCCGAACATATGCGTTGCCCATCGAAAGTATTCAATGCCGGGGTCTCTGCGGCCACGCAAAATTTCCCCCGTAGTCCAGTCCTGGTCCCAGACGAATTGTTTGATGCTCTCTTTTACTCCGTCGCCTACCCAGTCCGGCCACATATCAACCATGCCATACATGAATTTGCGCCGCAGATCGTTCGCAATGCCCCAGGGCACCTCCACCATGCTCTTACCGAATGTGAACCAGGTCCCGGTCTGCAGTTGGCCCGCCGGATAAACATCCGGGCCAGGGTCGGTAGCAAGGAATCTCTGCCCCCCCTGCCCAAGGACGTAGTTCAGCCCAACCTCTTCGTATAGTGCTTTGGCGACACCCACCGGGAGCATGAGCGAGCTACCCATGAAACGATCGACTTCGTCGCTGTCAGGCATCGGAACCCAGTCTCCTGTGATCATGTGCCTGTGCATGCCCCGCCGGTGCTCTACCTCTTTATAGGGCGGCCGGTCCTTGTATTCCCGAGCCACCGTGGGCTTGCCGGTCTCTTTATCCACACCGTGGACGGCAGAATAGTCGGGATAGCGGCGATCATACTCCTCTATGGACAGCTCTATCTTTTTCCCCTTGTCGTTCAGCAAGGGCTTACCATCGGGGTCCACTAAAATGCGCGTGCGCCTGACTGCCATGGCTTTCGCATCTTGACCGTGCCAAAGAGGCCACCCGGCCAAGACATGCGGCGGGATCTTCGAGTCTTTGGCCTGTAGCAATATTGCTTTCTGCTCCTCTGGTGAGATAACGGTGCGCCATGCGGATGCAAGCCCCTTGTGGACTATGGGATTCGGTGAAAGTCGCTCGCCAATGCTTATTGAGCTATGGTCGGCGCTCCTCGGCTTCCGGTATGGGAATAGCCCGTTGAGGTCGAGTGAATAACCATACATCACATGAGACATGTATTGAGCATCGCCAGTGCCAGGCTCCCAGCCAGCCGCCTCCTGGATTTCCGGCATCCACGCCTTCTTCGCTCTCTTGAACTCTTTGTATGGTCCCGGCCGCTTTGACTTTAGATACCCGGTCTTCTTTGCCCAGGCATTTGTACCTATCGGCGGATCAACGAGGCTCAGGAGGTTTGCCGCCCGCTCCCCCGGGTTCTTCATCGCAGGGGTGCCAGGCTCAACATAAATAGGGGGGAACCCAAACTGGTGTTCGCCCCCGAACCCCGGCTTGGCGGCTCGTCCCAAGTAAAGCCCGTGGCGGTTTACCTCTGGAACGCCTTTATATATCAATCCCCATTCCTTCCTGCTGTAATTGGCGATTGGCCAGCGGGTTAGCAGCGCATCGACTTTCCAGAAGCCGGGGTGCTTGATGTCTTCTTTCAGCCCAAGCTGAAGCTGCCCTGTTCGCAGGGTTTTCTTGATCCGGTTCAACTGGTGGATGATTGCGACAACCCCGCCAGATTCCGCATGATCGCCGTCTACCCCCTTGTAGTACTTTGACCGCGTGGGGTCGAGCATCTTCCTCATATCCAGGATGAGCCTGATGTCCTTACCGTAAAGCTTATTCACCGCTCGACTATCTGAACGCAAGATTTCACCAAGGCTTTTTACTAGGTGATCGACCTGCGCGCCCACTGTGTCAAACAGCTTCTTGCGAGCTGCCGGATACTGCCCCTGGCTCTTTGCGAGCTCTAAAATCAGTCGGGCTCGGGGGGAAAGATCTGCCTCGAAGAGCTTTGCTGCAGCATTCTCTGCCTGTGCGCCACCTGGACCCTGCGAGACAACCCGAACCACAGCCGCACGCTGAAGGCGCGGGTCTTTACTTATCATATCGACATCGACAGGCTGCTCACCCCCACCTTCCCGATAGAACCGCTCCCAGGCATGCTTGGCCCTGATGTGAAGGTTCAGCTCCGAAAGCACCGAATCCCCGTCAGTTCTGTAGCTCTGGAATGACGTGTCTTTCCCATAGAGGTCATCGAATATGGATATGGCATAATCCACCGCCTCAGCCACGCCGCCGCGCTCAAGCTCTTCGTGCTCCCCCTGGAACTTCTCCTGAGTGAACTCATACCCGGCCATTGTGGTGTGCATGCCTCCACTTAGGTAGGGCAGAAGAATATAAGGCGAAGACTCATACGACCCGCTCTCGTAGAGACCCTTCAGGAAGTCCAGCACCACCTCGCCGCCTGGCCTACCGCCAAGGGGGTTGAACGCCATCCTACCTGGGGTGGTAAAGTCCGGGGTTGGATATAGCCGGTTGCCGAAAGTTACTTTTTCAGGCTTCGGCGTCCAGAACGATGTGTCCGCCGCCTGCATCTGAGCCGTCCACTCCCACATGCCCACCGCAGGCGCCAGCGGAGCCCTCCTTCCCTGGGACCAGGCAACAACCCCGCCCATGGCCTGGATGGCTTGGATTGTGAACGGATGATTCGCTCCCCAGCCCTTCCACAGGTAGTCAATGGCCACCTCCGGGAACTTCTGCCTTGTGGAGCCGTTCGGGTTCCACAGGGCCGGGCTAAGTCGCTCTACGACATCACCCTTATCCCGACCCTCAAAAGGGTAAACCTGCGAGAACGTCTGCTCTCCGGTAGCCGAATCAACCCCTGACGACACATAGGCTTCATGTACAGCGGGAGTCCCGCTGGCCGTATCTGGCGCCCCGTCTATTACATAAGCCCCCGCAACACTCCCGGCCTCATCCAGAAAGGGTTGGCTGACAAAGCGCGGCGAATAGCCCTCAATTGGTTCGGGGGGAGGGATGCTCTGCTGCCACTGCTGCTCTTCTTGTGCTGGCGGATAGGGGAAGTCTTGTTCGGCCATTGGCGGCGCACCGATGGGCTGAACGGGCTCCACCGTGGGATAGGAAACGGGCTCTACCAGCGCAGGGGCAATGGGGGCCAGCGACTGCGTAACTGCAGGCTGAGTGCCATCCTCAAAGCTATTGAGGTGGCTATTTAGATCAACACCAAACGGATCTGTTCCCGGCATCTATGTCCTCAGCTTGTCCGCATAAGCCAAAAGTGCGCGCCGCTTCTTAGAGGCCGGCCAGCCCTGCTGTCGAATCAGACTCGCTGCCCGAGCCAATCGACCCTTTGGAGCCTCCTGTGTGCCTGCCTTGCCCCATTGGGTGCCCATCACTCCCTTAAGTTCCTGTATCCACTGGTAGACCTTTCTGCCCTCTACCCCGAAATGCTGATCGAACTGCTGCTGGGTCCAATTCATATACTTCTTAAATCTGGAGTCGATGCGTTTGATAAGCGCGGCCCGCCCCTTTATGTTTTTCCTCTCAAATCGCTTCCCAATGCCAGGCTGCTTCTGTAGCCATGCCTCATTCGGCGTGTAGCCCGCGCCCTTGAGATCTTTGATCTCCTTCGGTAACTTATGCTTGTCAAAGCTCCCATCGGTGGACCACCTCCATCCGGTCAAACCACCGCCCCTCAGCTTACTGCCAATTACCTTCTTGCCCCCTATAGTCAGTTCAATTCTGCCTGCCTTAATCATCGCCTTGGCGTGCTTTTCGAGTTTGTCGGTATAATCCTGGCCTTTGCTGTAGAACCCCAGTTTCTTCTTAATGTTGTCGTAGTCGACCTTCACCCTAGCAAAGCTCCTTGCAGGCGTTGCCGGCTTGAAGTTTCGGTATCGACGGTATGCCGCACGATACTTCCTCTTGCTCGAAGCGGCTTTGGCTTTCTTCTTAGGCAGCCTGGCCAGTTCATCAAGCAGAGGGCCGTCCTTGGGGTTGTATTGCGGAGAGCTTTTGTATGCCTGCAGATTCGGCAATCCGGCACCCTTCGGTCCGAATGCCACCGTGCCCTTGATGGTCGCTTTTGGCGGACTAAACAGCTTGTAGCCCGCATAGGCCTCTTTGTAGGGGCTTTTCTGGACTTTGGTCTGCGCCTGAGCTTTGGGCAGCCCCGCAAGTTCATTTAGCAGCGCCACGTCCCCCGGCGGAAGGCTTTTATTCTTGTAATACCCCTGAAGGTTTCGCATCCCCGTCCCTTCCGGTCCGAGTAATACAGGCTTCACCGGGCGCTGTTTCATTCGAGAGAACTTCAGGGCATCCTCGATGATTGGGCCATACACCGAATCTTTCTTCAGGGCATTTACCCTTGCGTTAGCATCCCTTGTCTCCATGTGTATAATCGAACTAATCACCTTATATTTCTGATCAGCCTGGTTGAACCCGTGCTTCGTAGCCGCCCTATCTACGCCGTTAGCCCACTGCCCAGCGTTAATCCCTTTAAGCCCATACTTCTTTGCCCTGTTCCTGACCGCCGCAGAGATCCGCGCTGCCTTGATAGTCGCCTTTCCGCGTTCTGTGGCCTGCCTCTCCATGATGTAGTAGTAGTTGACCCACAGATCCTCATGCACCTTCATCTCTTGCTTGGTTAGAGATCTCCGGTATGCAAAGTCCCCGGTTGCCTTATAGCTCGCCTTTTGAGCCGGGGTTACCAAGAGACCCTTGAGTTCCGCCTCGGACACCAGCCCGCTTACCAAGTCGTCAGCATAAGATCGCATTGCCTTAACATTGGCCCGAGAATAGTCCCTGATGGGTTTCCCGTTGGCGTGTGTAGCCGTATGGTCCCAGTCCTTAACAAGTGCCGCGACACCCCGCCTCAACGTGCTCTTGGCGGCGGCAGCCTGGAGTTGCTCCTTCTCTCGCTGGCGCCCCGCCGCTGCCTGACCAGACTTCCACTGTTCCAGCAGTAGCCGCTTTCTCGGGCTCAAGTCTTTATAGTGCTCAGGCTGTGTCCCCCAGCCAGGCGGCGGTTTCACCGGAGCGCCCACGGGCGCGCCCTTGATCCTCTCTTGCAGTCCGCGTAGCGTTGGCTTTCGCACCGGAGGGGCGGGCGGTGGTGGTGCAGTTGGGCCTCCCACGGGCGCACCCGCAGGCGGGGCCGTTGGTCCCCCAGCAACTTGCGTAGGTATTGGTCCTGGGCCTGGGGCGGCTTTCGTATCCTGGATAACATCTTGCCGCATTTGCTCAAAACGCTGCCGCGCCCTGTTGAAGTCTTCCACCTCGGACGGCACTGCGGGCTGCTGACCGATAGCCTCCCCAACGCCAACACCTCGCTCCCCCGCTTTGTAGGCTCGCTCAGTGGCGACTGCCATTGACTCTTCTGGCGCCACCTGGGGGATAAACTTTAGTGCCACTTGTGAGCCAAACTGCAAAAGTGGATCTGTAAAGGTCCTCATTTTGTTCCAGGAGAGCTGCTCTTGCGCGAGAGCATTCGCCGCCTCCTGCTGCATTCTTTGCGCTGCCATTTGGCGAGCCTGGCCGTACCAGCCCTGGCCTATGTGTGTGGGTGGTCTGTAAGGCATTTTTTCCTCCTAATATGGTGGTTTTCCGGTCACAGGGTACTTCACGTAATCCTTACCGCCTGCATACTTATAGTGTTGGCCGGTGCCACCCGGCTCCATGTGGTATTTGTACATGTCATCCAGCTCTTTCCGGTCTTCCCCGCTCAACTTATCCTTCCATGCGTCCCAGAAACTCCAGAAAACCCCGCCTTCGTCATCCTTCTTTGCTGCGCCACCCGCATGCGGATCCCAAGCGTCCCCGAATTTCGAGTACCTGTGCCACCACATTGCCTTCTTCCATTCAGGCATCATCTCCCACACATCATCACCGTGCTCCCAAGTTGGAGGCGCCATGGGCGGCGGAGGACCTGTAAAGTCGTACTCCATCTTGCCGTCTTTACCTTTTCTGAAGTACTGGGCGGCTTCATCGTAGGTCATTTCAGAATTGTCCATGATGTGTTCAATAGCCTGGGCCGACTTTCCACCCCAGCCCTCACCGCCAGCCTGGTACGCCACATCTTGCCGCATAGCAAAGCCCTCGGTCTTACTTCCGACCCCCTCTTCCATGGCGAACATCTCTTTCTCAAGCTCTGCCCTCTTATCTTGCAGCGCCATGACAGTCTCAGCGTTGAGCTTGGCGCCGTACATCTGAAGCATCCGGTCAATATAGGCAATCTTCTCCTGGACGGCTATCTTGGCATTCTCAACGAAGAGTTTCTTCAGCTCTTGAGCCGCTCCCGCTCCCGCTCGCCCGAACCCCCTGGCTAGAAGTCCACCCGCTCCCGCACGTCCACTCCAGGCCATCTCTTCGGCAATCTGGGTGAATTGGTCATACATCTGGGAGGTGATGACATCTTTCGCTTGCTGGAGCTCTTCCTCGCTCATCCCGTAGCCCTCATGGCCACGTTTCTCAAGCATGGCCAGAGCCTCGGCCTGGATGTCCTGAGATGCAACCTCTCCACCGCCGGGGATTAGTTCTTTATATGTCCCCGTCTTTGGATCGTAATACTGACCAGGCTGCGCCCATTTCTGATAGAACTCTGGGGAAGTGACACCGGCGAGCTTTTCCTCAGTCGTAACCGGAGGCTTCTCAAGCTGCAGGTCGGCTGCCCCAGGCGCCTGCTGAGGCATGCCCATCACACCCGGATCTGGCGGGCCATAATCTACCCCCGTTGGGGCAGGCGTAGCACCCGGCGCCCCACTACCCATCCCTAACGGCTGATATACCTGCTCGCCCCTTGGCGGCGGCGGGGCCGCTGGTAATGGCACTGCAGGCCCTCTGGGCTGGGTCGGGGGAATAGCTGGCGCAGTGGGTTGCAGCATTCTTGTCGCTGCCTGGCTGGCCATCTGTTGCCTCGGCTGGCCTGCCCCGCTTGCTCCCAGTGCTGTCTTCATTGGCGGCTGTTGGATCGCACCCATGGTTCTGGGCGGTGTCTGCGGTACAGGCGGAGCTCCTGTTCGCGGCGCTTTCGCCCTGGCCATTGCCGCATCCCTCAGAGCAGAGCCTGCCACGCGCATAGGAGCGCCAGGAGGCTGGGCCGCCTGAGAATAAGACGATGACGGCGGCTTTACGCTCGCCCCCAACGTAGCCTGCCCCTTCGGGATAGTTGGATTCTTGTATCGTTTCTTGTCTAAGTAAGGCATCTATTACTCCGCTACTCTATGCGTGGCTTGAGCCCATATTGTGACAGTAATTGGTCCGGTTATTGTCCCGCTATTGGTCAGCACCACATGCAACTCATCGCCACCGGACAGCGTTCCAGAGGTCACTGAGCTTGTTGAATAAATTGTGTTCGCAACGGTACAGGTGAGGGCTGCGGCAGCGATTATCGTTGTTGTTGACCCGCCGGATTTCTTATCAACCCTCACCGTGAAGTTCGTACCGCCAAGCAATTCCATGTATGCCGTAGCAAAGACAACGGTGAAGTTAGATATGCTTGCGGGCAGCTTTGTCTTTAGCTGCTTTGCCCCGCCGAGGGCGTCGTCATAAACGAACGTAAGGCACATATCACTCTTGTTTGTTGAGTAATTGTTGGTATCTGCCGTCCCGTCATTGATGAAGGCTTGCAAACTATTGATGCAAGTGCTGATGTCATCCGCATCAACCTGATTGCCGTTTGCAATATTCGTCGTGTCTGCTGTTACTGTAGCCACTATCTGCTCCCGTCTACCTGTCCAACGTTTGCCGTCACAGCCATATTCGCCGCAGTCGGCTTATAGGAATATGCCTTTGTAATCGAGGTATCTGCCACATTACCCACAATCATAGAGTCGGACACATTATCGTCCAAATAGATACCATATCCACCGCCCGGAAACACCTTGAACATGTTGCCCCGGTAAGCCCCCATCTTCGATGTGCCAGTGATATAGATGCCCGCCTGATTGGAGTCTAGAAAGTGACAGTTCTCTATCGTCAGGTAATCAATGCCACTGGCATACACCCCGATGTTTACATCTGCGAACACGCAGTTCCGCACGACGCACAAATCCCCGCTCACGTCAACTGTTTTATCATCAGCCGTCGTAGACCCATCACTGAAGCGGATCCCCTCTAGGACACACTCCTGGCCTGACAGTAAAATGGCAGGTCGTCCGCTTGTGGATTTCTTCTTGAAGACCGTATTACCTGGCGATGTGGAGATGAGCTGCACATTCGCCTGCGTTATGTCGAGGGTGTTTGTAAAATTCCAGATCCCCTCTGAGAGCAGCAGCCTGCCGCCTTCCTTCCCGAGCCCCGCCACAGCCTCAGCTATGGTGGTCTTCGGCGTTATAATCGGACCGCTGTAGAGTTGGCGTTGTGCAATCTGCTCAACACGCGCCATAACCCCCCTGAACCGCTCATCCTGGCCCGAGAGGTCGACGGGCATCTTCTGGCTGTGGGTTCTAAAGTAGCTCAACGGAAATCTCCCGCATCGGTCTCAACGGAATAGTCCCTTATGACTAGGTATGGCCCGAGTGTTGTCTTTGCTGGATCTAAAACGCCAACCCGGAAACTCCGACTCTTCACCGCACCCGGCTCCGCCTTGAATGTCATCCATGAGGAGCCCTCATAGTCAGCCACGGCGTCAGTGTCATCCTCACCGTACACGCCGCCGCCCGAGCTGTTGTAGAAGTTGTTAGAGTCCTCGTTTGGGTGGAAATCAAAGTCGCCACTGGTCGCCTGCCTGTCGGCAGTAAGCACCCGCCGAACAGTTGACGCTCCCTCAATCATTTTGGAGTCTGTCGCCTGCTCCTCGCCTTCCATGAACCAGCGCGGCCTATTAGAACTTGCCGTTGGCGTCTTCCCTCTGGTTAGGATTTTGAATCGCAGCGGCCTATATGTACTAACACTGTCGCTGGTTCTAAACATCCGGCTGGACTGCCAAACCATCTCCGGCGACTTATAGTTCGTGCCATTGTAGTCCCTGAGCTCCATCCCGTATCGGTAGAGCTTCCCTGTCGAAGAGAGCGTATAAACCCGCTCTTCTGCGCCAACTGTAATTGTGTCGCCAGAGAAGAACTTATGATTAAACGCGCCACCTCCGTATTCACCGGTGAACACGGTCCATGCCTGGTTTCTGTAGTCCCACACCAGTGTGGTGCTAAAATCACTGGAAGCGATGGCCCCTGTGCCTACCGGCAAAGACCACCAAATCTGCTGCCGGCTCTTGATGTGAAGCGCCTTGGCATGACGAAGAAGGTTCCTGTCTACATAAAAGGGGTATCCCAGTGCCCTAAGATTTGTCTTAACCTCAAAGGGGAGGTGTGTCTCTGCGGCGCGGTGGGTAAACATCGAGTCCACTCCGCTTGATATTTTCTTTACCGCTCCCTCTGTGGCTTGGCCGGCATAGCTGTAGACGCCATCGTATGAGAGGAAGTAAATCAACCCACCGACAGCAATCACGCTGTCAGGGGCAACACATCCCACTCCATCAACTGCTTTAGATATAGTTCGCGTGTCCGCCGACTGGCCGTGGAGATTGTAGATTGCGCGGTCTGTAAATGCGACCAACATCCCCTTGAAGCTCACCAGCCCAGTGATCCGCTCTCGTTCGTCAACGAAGAACATGTTATCGGCCTTGATGTCTGCAAACTTCCAGAGGTCCGAATGCATCACAAGCGCCGGGTCCAACGTAAAGATTGACCGAGCCTCATCGAGGCGCCACTTCGGCACAAGGTTTTGTTTTTCTTCCAGGGTGTCTGTAAAGTCAACTTTATCGTACAGCCTGAACCCGGCGTAGAAATAAAGAGAGTTATGCCTGACAGCGATAGTCCCTCTCGGCGCCCCGTCCCAGTAGGAGACGTTGAGCTTCCCGAGTTGGTCCACATCCTGGGTCATATCCACCGCACGAAGGTTTGCGCTGTCACGCACTGCGTCATAAACGTAGGTTGTGTACTTCGTACTCACCACGGTGATGAAGTGGGTGTCCTGGACGTTCCCATTCTCATCAAAGGTGGGCAGAGTGCAGTCGATGAACGAGCACTCAAATTCAGTTGGATCTTCACTTGGGTCGAACGGCTCACCCAAATCGGTAGAGACATCCTGCATGGTGGTCAGATTGCCATCTAGATCTGCCGTCTGAAACTGCACCTTCCCACTCTTTTTACCCATCATTAGGATGCGCGGAGGAAGGTTACGTGGCTCACAGACGTGGATCTTACCTGTATCTAACCCGGTATTGGCCAGATGGGTAAAGCCAAGGCGCGGCTCAATATAGCCCCTGGCATAGTCCACATTCACAGAGATTGAAGCGTGGCGCTCCGTTTGATAGTTCTCTCGCTCTTCAATCCCCTGGTATGGGCCAGGGTAGGTGAACAGTTTTGTAGCCACCGCTCACCTCCTAATAGTGCCCCAGCACCTTGACCGACCAGGGTTCATCGACCTGCCTGGATTCGGCATTCATTTCAATATAAACGACCGCCTCATCCCACAGCTTTTCAATCATAGGATTGTTGCCGTTCTGCTTGATATTCATCAAGTAGGCAAGGCGCTTGTAGACCGCATCGTGGAACATATCCGCCCTACCGCCGAGCACTGCCGTACCATCAGCCGCCATGGCATCCAGGTGAGCGATACTGTAGGCCGTTACGTTGAGGGCAGCACCTGTGAGCGGCGCCATGTACATATACTGCCCCTGGGTGGCGTAATAGTGGGGATTTCCCCCATAGAGGGCATCGGCCTCCAGGTGGTACTTCTGGCGCTCGCTGAAACGAAACGGCATCCACTTTCGGGGTAGATTCGAGGTGGTTATGCCGCCGGCAGAGCTGTAGTCCTCAACACCTATAATCTTATATGGCACTTTGGTGAAGATACTCGCATCTTCCATATCGATGCGCTCTGTATTGGCTGGCCAGGTGAAGGTATCAACATTCAGAAAATGCTCTGGGCTGACCCGGATAATCTCCCGCCACACGTCTCTATTGGCCTCATCCGACAGCGTATTTAGCAGCGAATCGGTCCAAAACAGCGAGCCCTTCTCGTCGAGAAGGTTTTTGGCCAGAGACTTTACGTTGGTACGTGTCAGAGTCATGCCACATTCCCCTGGATGAAGTGGTGTTTCTGGAAGGTGTTGACTCTAGGCACATAACCGCACAGCCTCTCTGCCTCTGGCTTCAGGCGTTTGTAGAGGTCTTTGCTTCGATTGTAGATGTCATCGAGCTCGCTTCGGTCGCGCTGCTCTTCCTTCCACTCTTCATCTGTGTATTGCTGCAGGTAAGCTGCTGTACCCATGCGCCAGAGGTCACATCGCCGGATGTACTGACACAGCCGAACATCTCGGATCGGGAGGAAAGAACCATCATCGTCTTCCCACACCTTCCATATGTAAGGCACAGTCTCCCTGCTTGGTATGGTCTTTACTCCGAACTTGACTTCAACAGTGGCGGCCACAAGACGCGCAATCACCCATCGCTTTCGCTGGTTACAGAATCCGACAATTAACTTGTCGTCATGCACCCGCTCTTTGATGCGCTTGGTCTCATGCTTGTCCCAGCGGATTGCCTTGAGCAACCGCCACTGTTTTTCAGTCAATACCATAATTACTGCACGTTCTGCGGTGACGCATTGTCATTGACCTGCGGCCCATCAGTCAGCTTAGGTATGTACGCAATCTGCACGCCAAGCAGACCCTTGTCTTCGCTCAGCCCAGCAGCAAACGCATCCATTTCAACGTCAACCGTGATGAAGTTTGTATCATCAGGCACCAGCGTGGAGGCGATCAGCGTGCCCCAGCGGGTGTACTGAACAACATTCGCCGCAGCTACCGTGTCCTGGGCAATAGGGGGGCCTAGCGGGACGGCTGCGCCGGTTGGCGCTGTGTCCGAGCCCGTCCGCCCAAGTAGGACTTTCCAGTCAATGGTGTCTGCCGTTGTGCTGCTACCGCTTGTCCAAATGACTCGGAAAAAGATGTCATTTTCCCAGTCCATGTAAGTGGGCGAATACAAAAGATGTCGCACCAGGCGGCCAGCAGTTGTCATTTTCCAACCCACGAGCCCGGCAGAGCCGAAAGTAGTCAGCAGGGCATCCGCATTGCTTCCGGCAGGGTGGATGAAGTCAGCATCACCATCCTCCGTACCAACAAGATTACCCATGCTGGTCATCGCAGACGCATGAATCGTCTCAATGCGGTACTTATAATCGATATTTCTGTCTTTGATCATTGGTCTATCACTCCACAGTTTTCCCCCCGAAGGGATACTAAATAAAGGGGGGCCGAAGCCCCCCATAAAACTAGAAAATAAGGTTACTGACGCTAACGTCGCTCAACACGCCGTGCGTGTTACGTCGCTCACAACCCAAGTTTCCATACCAACACATGAACGCTTCCCACTGGTCTTTGCCAGTTACTCGGGAAAGCACCGAACCATCTTGGTCCGCCCAGCCCCAGTCTTTTTGGACATAGAGCTTCAGGTCGCCTGTGCTTAGGAAGAATAACTTGTTGTAGGTTGCGTGCTTATCGAACTCGATTGTGATCGGGTTCGAACCACCAGCATACGTCAACTTCTGGAAACCACCACGCAATTGCTCAGGAGCATAGCGCACATCGCTTGTCAAAAGATTGATGTACTCTCGACGAAGCGAGTGATGGCCTATGATAAGGTTCGGCTCGTCGCCGCCCTTCTCATCGATTGCATCAATGGTAAGTTGCATCAACTCAAGAGACAACGGACGGTCCGTACCGGCATTGCCTTCGTTGTGCGCCTTCCAATCCGCATTAGCCCCAACATCAACACCCTGCAAGTCGAAATCGCTGTCGTCTTGGACGATGTGATCGATACCAGTAATCTCGTTGTTAAACGAGTTACCATTAGCGTCACCACGAACAATAAGGTCGTTATCAACAATTGTTGCGCTGGCCATCGTGAACGTGGTTCGACTTGGGACAGTCAATGCTTCTGCAAAAATAGGCGTTCCACTCGTCAATTCGGCAACAGTGCCAATAGCAAGCGCATCGCCTACCTTGACGTACCGACTGCCGGGATTATCACAAGTCACCGTGGTAACAGTTCCGACAGGAGTTGTAACCAGCGACATGACGCCCGTTTTACCACCATGACCAGCACCTAGCGCCGCGTCATTGAGGAAGTTGCCGTAGCACTGACGGTTCATGTCGTTACGCAAATCGCGGCGCATACCGTCGATTTCCGTCTTCATTGCCGTAGCGAATGCGCCGGCTGAACCCTGTGATGCTGCGATAACAGCGCCCGTCAAAGTAATCCGGCCGTACATATATTTAGCCAGAATGTTTGACGTGACGAAACCCTGTGATCCAGCAGCCGGAAGCGAAGACGTTTCACCACGAGCGCCAACGCCCGAGTTACGAGTCAAATGCACCGGGAACTGAACCCGCCGACCTGTCCAGCTTCGCTTGGACTTTTCGACGTATTGCAGAAGTGTAACCTTGTTGTTGAGGTGCTCCCGAACAGGACCCTCATAAAAATCCTTGAGAACAACATCAAAATTGCTGCCGCCCCCAACTGTTCCGATCTTTTGAATAGCCATGAGCTACCCTCCTAAAATCAACCTATTGATTTCAGGAACTCAATCGCACCAGCCTCAGCGTCTTCAAGGTTATCACCATAATCCCGTGCCCGTGGAGCCGCGACATTTCCACCACGTTGCAAAGAACGCGGAGGCACCTTCATTCCCCGAGTGCCAGCCCGTTTCTCGAACTTTTTACTCTCGGAGCGGTGTGAACGCTTCGCCAACTCTCCTACAGAAGCATAGGGATTTACTCGGATCCCCTCTAGGATGTCTCGCCTCTCCGCCCAGGGATACTTAGCCTGGGCATCAGAAATCTCCGATTCAATGCGGCGCTCCTCTTTCTCAAGAAGAGCCTCTTGGCGCCACTTGGCCGCCTCACTGAGTTGCCGTTGCGACTCCTCGTACTTCCGCTCTAAACTGGTAACCTTCTGTTCTAATGGATCGGCAAACTCATCGTACTCACTGGCCTGCTGCGGTTGTGTTACCTGATTTATTCCTTGTTGTAACTGACCATGCGCCCACTGCGCGTAGTTATTCAGTTGGTCCTTTTCAGCCTCTAACTGACGGAGCCTCGCCTCCAAGTCCCCCTGCGAGTCTCGGACAGTTCGCAATTGCTCGCGACTCTCCTTGAAACGCTCATAAGGAACCGCTTGCGGCTTTCCGTCCTCGCCAATCTCAGGTTCAAATTCGTCAATATCGCTTGACTCCGCGTTAAGATCGGCTTCCTCGATGGCCTGCGATTCCATCGTGTGGTCTGTACCAGTATCGCTCATCTTTATATCTCCCACGCACTGACTATCGCGTCAGTAGGCGTTTACCGTGGTCCTGTTTCAAAACCATATTCATACTCTGCAACACCTGGCCCGCGAGTCCCCATTGCCTGGTTCATCTCGGGAGTGCCGCCTCCCATAAGCCCTGGAGGTGGACCTCCACCTTCAGGAGGCCCAGCTACCGGTTGAGGCACCTGGACCAATTCCCCCACTTCCTCCGGCGGAGTCCCTGGGGGCATACCGGGCGCTCCAACGTACTCTTGCCACCAAGGTACGCCCTGTTGCGCCTGTGATTCATAGTAGTAATGCATCGCCAGATGCTGCACAAAATTAGATTGAATGTCTGGCGACAGCAGCCTGTAGTCCACTGACTTCATGAAATTCATCAGCTCATCGATATGCACCACATGGTCTTCCCATGGCTGCACCTCGGTCTGCCTGCCATTCATGAGCACATGGTTCTCTTCCCGTGCGTATTGACGGTCCTTCGAGTCATCACCCTCGAACTCAGAGCCGCCGAACTCCATCATCTTGCGAGCTGCCATCTTGGTCTGCGGGTCGTTCGGATCGCCCAGGATACCCACCTGAAACATCTGCATGATTTGTTCGCGCCGGTAGCTCGGATGCTTTGGTAGCATTGAGTTGGCCACAATACGCACATCGGTAGAGCGCACCTGGCTGGCGTGGAAGCTGAAGACCTCCGGTATATTATCCTTGCCGGCAACCTTGATTGTCTGCTCGATGGGCATAAAGTCCCGCCAGTACATCAGCATAAGCCGAGCAATCTTCTCAACAGCCGCTTCGAGCTCCCGCACCGTTGGGCCAAGCTTCGTCTGGTCTAAATCAGAAAGAAGACCGACAAGCCGGCCAGAAGAGCCAGCAGCGGCCTGACCCCTGGATACATCACTAATGCCACTAATCGCTTCAATGTGGTCAATCTGCTCTTTCTCTATCAACCTGTGCTCAGGAGATAGGGGCGGGGGAGGTAATGGCTCCGGCGGTCTGGTCGCAGTTCGGTTGTATACGATAATCTCACCCGGTTGGTCGGTGATTTGCGATTTATCGATACTCCCCTTCTCCGCTCGCCACTTGGGCATCGCATGAAGGTCCTTATTTTCAATACGCTGCGAGACCGCCTTATTAAGCGCCTTCTGTGGTGCGATTATGTGTTTGACGATGCCATCGCCACTGAATCGCCCCGGCGCTGTGATGTGGCGGGCCATCACAAATGGGAAGTCGCCATACGGGAGCTCCTCGGACTCCTCCATGAGCAAACCGCCGCATGTGATCGCATAGTACCCGTTAGGATGGCGAGGGCTGGGTCGCTCAAAATACTCTAAGCACAGCACTCTATCTGTGTTCTTTTCCTCGTAGCCCACGTTGTAGGAGAAGTCTTTTAGCACCTGGGCGCTGTATTCATCGGCCACATAGGTGTAGTCGGCTGCCACATGCTTGGCTTTTTTCCACATGGCGCGGACCTGATCGATATGCATCGGGTTGGCGTGAACCATCCAACGGGCAGTCTCAATGTCTTTGGCCCCCGGATCCCAACCCACATCCAACACACTAAGAACATCAACAACCGGAGCCCCTGTCTTCTGATACAATCGCTTTGTCTTCTTAGGCTCCGGGGCATCTTCATCCGTCAGCTCTTCGTAACGCTCAACAGCTTCATCAAGCTCGATTGCCTCACTCTCATATTCAGAGCCCGCCTCCGGATCCCACCACACCTTAAAAAATGCAGTGCCACTGGTAGCCATCCACTTGGAGGCTTCGTGGAGCTTCACTTGCATGTTCAAGTCATGCCACAGGTGCTCAATCAGCCGCTCAGATTGCCTCGCCGCTTCAATATCATCATCATCCGATGAGGCGGGAAGCACCGTAACCCCAGGGCGATTCTCCACCAACTTGCCACATAAGGTCTCAACGGTCGGCAGAACATAGTTCAAAATCATCCGAACACGCCAGGATGGCGGCTGCGGCTCTTCCAGCAGGCGTGTCACACGATTATACGTGCTCCACTGGCGCCCGCTGAAGAATGAGACCGCCAACCAAGTGTCCTTTACAACCCGTAGTTTCGCCGCCTCACTGAGCTGATACTGCTCTTCAACGTAAGATACGCGCTCTTTTTCCCGAATCGATGGAATATAGGGCTTTTTAGAACCCTTGTCCTTGTACTCTTTGGCAATGGCGCTGCTCATGCCTCTAAATCCTTACGAATAAGCATCAATGCGGCGATTTCACGCGGACTCATGATCCGATTCCCCGAGCCAATAGGCGGTCTCACTATATCCTTTGGTGAGGCCCCCAATCCGCTCTCAAATCCACCCTGACGCAGCCTCTTTGCTGCCAAAACCCGCAACGCATCCTTCATAGGATCCCCATATGGATGGCGCATCCGGTCCTGCTCGTACTGAGCCCTGGGGGTCAAGAACATTAGGCCAACCAACTCTTCTGTTTAGCGTAGGCCTGCCTTGGATTGTAGCCACCTATCGGAGGCGGGGGAGTATATCTCGGCTGTTCCGGCAAGGCATAATCCGATTGCACCTGAGATGTGGCCTGAAGCGGCGCGATAATCTGTGGATTTACCGGATAGTCCGAGAAAGACTGCCGCTGAGTGGGCGGCTCAATATAAAGCTGCCCCCTAGCGCCCTGGGCCATTTGCTGCTCCATAAGCTGCATGCGCTTCTTACGCTCCCTCTCTTGGTCAGACAAACCCGACCACTGCGCCCCAGCACCAATCGACCCGAAAAGGGCCGCAAGACCGAGCCCGATTCCCTCCGCAACACCAAATGGCATTACACACCTCCCATCGGAGGACCACCTCCCATTGGGGGAGGACCGCCCATACCCATCGGACCGGGACCCTCAGCGCCTAGCATGGCGCCGGCAGCCTCGGCCCTCATGGGCGGACCCGCCATCTCTGGACCAGCAGGACCCATCTCATCCGCACCGCCGGCCTGGGCGGAAATTGCAGCTTTAAAAATCATAGCCAGCACCGGCGGAGGAAATCGCGCCAGGAAGCTGACAATGACAGCGAGTTTATCTGCAATCTCGGGAGGTAGAGCGCCTGCTTCCATAGAAGCGGGACCGCCCGGCCCCGGTGGGGCACCAGGACCTAGGTTGCCGGCCATTTCAGGCGGTCCCGTTGGAGGCGGGCCGCCCATAGGCGCACCCATGTCGGGGGGAGGCGGAGGGGGAAATCCTGGCATTTTATTGACTCCTATCGTCAGCGTATACTTTCTCGAAATCTACCTTATGTTGACTGTCGAACACTTCCCAGTTGCTGTCGTGCTCAACTTGCATCCGCCGGCGCTCCATTTCAAACAACCGATAGGCCCCATAGGCCAGAAAAGACGCAATAATCGTCAGCAGGAAGAGAATGAGGATCCCAACGGTAGCCATTAGTATTTGCATTACCAATTGTTCCCAAGATGAGGATCCAGTCTCTCTTCAGGTTGGTTCTTCAATAGTCTAGCCACCGAGTTTCGCGAGTATTCCCTTTTAGGGGATGCCACGCTATGAGTGTTAACATCTCCATACTCTTTGTCAACATATATGGCAATGGCACATGCCATCACCGCATCATCATGACTTCCGGGCAGAGCCTCCGGTTTGCCGCCCTGATTATAGATAAACGTAAGACATTCCTTGAGAAATCGCTTTGAGTAGAACCGGCATGAGCCTATCCGAATAGCAGTAGCTAATTCTGAGATAGAAGAGGCGCGAGACTGCTGACTGGTTTTCCATCCCCACGCCTGCGTCCAGGCCGTAGAGTTCGAGCGGCGATAGATGTCCGGGTAGTCATCGAGCAACAGCCGCAGCAAAGCCAGCCCCGGTCCATCTACTTCAGGCACCAGCAGCGCATTATTATAAAGCCGGCCAGCGGACATAGTCTGTTCAGCCAAAACATCAGGCGGCATCTTCGCATAGTATTCAGCCACCTGTTCTTTGTCCGTCCGGTCAAACACCTGTATGCAGGCATAGTCTCCTTCAATAATACCAGCGGCAGCATCGATCGCGATTATATATTCATGCCCCTCAACCGGTTCTTTGTAAATCTCCCACTCATCCCCACCACGTATCCGGCGAAAGTCACTGCCAAACATCATGAACTTATCCACAGGTTCGGGAGAAGAAGCGATGAGGTCTGTGATTTGAGTGGAGTCAAATACACTACCACCAGAAGACTGGAAACTGATTTGCCAGGAGAGCGGGTATTCGGTATCGAACCGCCGGATGTCGCCGCCGAACTTTGTGGCCATCGTGCGATGTGCCCACCGAACCTGACAAGGCTCCAGGCTAAACTCCTTCATCCGCTCCTGCCAGGTCGCGTTGAATCCGAACTCATCCATGATAGAGGCGGTGAAGTCTTCGTCGCCCAGCGTCCAGGCTGCGCGGAGTTGCTCCATTAGGCTCTCGTCTTTCTCCAGCGGTTCGAGGCGATACTTGTCATGGTCCTGCCAGCCAAAGAACATGGGCTTGAATAGATTACCCGGCGAGTCATCTACTGCCGCTTTCCACCTGTCGTAAAATGCGCCCCTGGGTCCGTTGGCCGTCGACTCAATGATGACGTAGGTTCCGGGCTCATCCTCAATAGAGCCAAAGGTGGACTGGAGGACATCCTCAGCAGAGGTGGTCTGCCGATTGCGGTCCCACAATCCGAGCTCGGAGAGATGAAGAAAAGACGGGGTGGAGCCCCGAGCCGCATCGGTCGAGCCCTGAGTCATCACCTCCAGGATGGAGCCGTGTTTGAACTTGACCAGATTCTTCAGCGACCGCGACGGTGCGATGGATGCCAAGCCGGGGTGCATATTGTCATGGTAGCGTTTGGTGATTTCAAAGATACGCTCCGTCGCTCCCTGAAGGTGTGCTACAACAATCGCATGGGCGTTGCGGTTAAACATGCAGTAATGATACGCCAGCCCCTCGATGAGGGTGGAGATGCCTACTTTCCGCGACTTATCGATGATGATGCGGACCGGCCTTCCGGCGTATTCCATATCTTCTATAGCGACAAGGGTCTCATCTTGTTCTCGGTTGAGGATGAGGGGTTCCAGTTTATACTGCCCATCGACTAGGGTTCGTATTCGCAGAAACTCCGAGAAGAAAAACCGGCGGTCCTCTTTCGCCCGAAACCACAGCTCCTCGGCGTTACGCTCTTCCACGACGAGTCTCCGTCTCCGTCTTGACGGCGGTCAGCTTATCTTTGGCCATAGCATTGGCGTACTGCTTGTTGACGGGCGATTCGCCCCAGGGGTCAAACGATGATTTGCCGCCGGCACTTTTCTCCAGCATCTCACCTATCTTGCGGCGGACCGTCACATAGGATTCCACCGAGCGCAGCGCCGCCCGAAGCTCGCGTGGGTCTTCATTGAAGTTAGCCACCGCCCAATGGAGCATCTGTTCGCTCCCCAGAGCGGCCCCCTCGTAATAGTCGGACACCGAATCGGACTTCACCATATCCGGCATGGGGATCGGGAATGGAGAACCCATGGGCTTGGCAACCCCGACCGACTTGGCTATGTTAGGATTGTCTTTTACTTTTCTCTCTTTAGGAGCCTTAGCCATGAAAAACCCTCCAGTCAGTATCAACATCGATGACCTGTGCCATACACTTCTATCTAAAGTCTCGGACCGAGCAGGCGTCTCTGTCAAGCAACTCGTTAGCCTGGCCGTCGAAGCCGGCATCAATAGTCTGCTGAAAAGACTGCCCACTACCCCAAACCACTTCGGCGGCAACGACATTAAACGCACCTGCCCAACAGGAAACAAGAAGGTTATGCTCGATAAAAGCCTGTGGCAAACCGTCAGAGACTGCTGCGGAGCTCTCGAAATCCCACCACAGGACTTCCTCAGAGACTGTATCCTCGCACAGAAAGCTAACTTCGATAGACTACATCCAGTCAACGCAAGGAACTTTAGCTCCGCCAGGATCAGACTCTTCCAGCTAGAGAACCACAAACGCCCCATGCAGGCCGGCAACAACAACTGAAGAGAACCGGGCTGACAGAACTGACAAAACTGACAGAATGGCCTAATCGGTTTTTTGGTGTCTGGTGGTCAGGGGGTGTCATATATAGCACGCGCGCGCCAACTCTAAGGTACCCCCCTTGGGTATTGGGTCTTGCAGTTGCAACAAATATACCATACTCCAGGGCTCGATAACATGGCACGCCCCTTGCTAGGTAGTATAGTATACCCCCTATTTTTCTCGCCTCTTTGGGGGGTCAAACCTCATTCGATACCTCTCGCTACCCAATCCGA